GTGAATTGGAGCGCAAGTCTCAGAAAGATCAGGCAGACGCTATCTTAGAAGCGCAGAAACTCCAGATGGACCAACAAGAGTTGTCCTTGCAGGCGCAAAAAGAAGGCGTAAAACTCGCAGCAGACCGTCGACGAGATAGCACGAAACTTGATCTAGAGTTGGCAAAACTATTATCTGATAAGCAGAAAGGCTAAAACATGGCTAAAACCGTCTTTGACGTGCTTGAACAACGTATCGGTGAGGAAATCTCATCTGCAGAAAGTTTCTTAACTACTGGTAGTCCCAAGGACTACGCAGAGTTTAGGGAAGTTGTTGGTCTTATCCGTGGTCTGGAGATCAGCAAGCAAACCATTACAGACCTCGCGAAAAACTATATGGACAATGACGATGACTAAAGCTCACAAACTTGTGTTACCTACTGGAGTGCAAGCTGAAATCGATGCTGCAAACGCTACGACTGAGCCTGTACAGGAGGAACGCACAATTCCTGATGCGGATTGGGAGGCCCAACTCCCCAAACCTACAGGGTACCGCCTGTTAATCGCTCTCCCAGATGTGGAGCAGTATTACCAAAACAGTACACTACTTAAAACCTCAGACGCGATGCACAAGGAGTACATCCTGTCGATCATGGGAGTTGTTATTGATATGGGCAAAGGCGCATACACTGACAAAGAACGTTTCCCAGAAGGTCCGTGGTGTAAAGAAGGCGATTACGTAATGTTCAGGATGAACACTGGCACGAGGTTTAAGGTTAACGGTAAGGAGTTTCGTTTGATGAACGATGATTCCGTAGAAGCTGTTATCCCTGATCCCCGTGGAATTATGGCTGTGTAGGAGGTAACCCCATGCCCTTTCAAAAAGTAGAGTTTGAATTTCCAAACGAGCAAGAAGATAACACCGAAATTGACGTTGAGTCCTCTAGCGCACAGGAGGTAGACACGCGTGATAAAGAACAAGAGAGCGCACCAGATGATACTGTGGATACAGATACAGTGGATTCTGATGACGACGACTTTGAGGTTGAAGTGGTTGACGATACGCCGAAAGCGGACCGCGGCCGTAAACCATCAGAACCACCCGCAGACGTCACTGACGAAGAACTTGAAGACTATTCTGAGAAAGTTCGTAAACGCATCCAGCACTTTAGCAAAGGCTATCACGACGAACGCCGTGCAAAAGAGCAAGCAGTTAGAGAGCGTGAAGAGCTCGAGCGACTGTCTCAACAACTCATCGAAGAAAACAAACAGCTAAAGACTAGCAGTAGTAAGAGTCAGGCAGCATTGCTTGAGCAAGCTAAGAAAAATGCTGCAGCTGAAATAGAGGTTGCTAGGAAAGCATATAAAGATGCTTATGAGGCTGGAGACTCAGATAAAGTTCTTGAAGCACAAGATCAGCTAACAAATGTTAAACTTAAAGCTGATAAGTTAAATAATTTTAAGTTACCGTCTTTACAGGAAGAGGATAGTCCTGCTAATGTTGACGTACAACCCGATACATCACAGGTCAAACCCGATGAACGAGCGGTTTCTTGGCAGCAAGAAAACACTTGGTTTAACAAAGACGTCGAAATGACTAGTTTTGCATTGGGGTTGCACAACAAACTAGTCCAAGAGGGAATTAACCCTCAAAGTGACACTTACTACGAGCGTATAGATGCCCGTATGCGACAAGTGTTTCCGGAGCGATTCGGAGAAGACGTGGAGGTAGAAACTAAACCCAAGCGGAAGTCGAATGTGGTCGCCCCCGCAACGCGGAGCACAGCGCCTAACAAAATTAGGCTTACAACGACCCAGATCGCGCTTGCAAAACGTTTAGGATTATCTCCAGAACAGTACGCCAAACAGGTTGCATTAGATATGAGGAAGAACAATGGCTGATAACCGAATCAATAGAGAACACACCACCCGTGAAAAAACGGTCCGTAACAAGGCTTGGCAGCGCCCAGAGGTATTGCCCTCACCGAATCCCGAGCCGGGCTATGAATTCCATTGGGTCCGTGTGAGCACTCAAGGTCAAGTTGACGCTACTAATGTATCTTCCAAACTACGTGAAGGTTGGGAGCCGGTAAAAGCTACAGACCACCCAGAGATCACCATGGTTACTATCGAGAACGACAGGTTCAAAGATAACATCGTGATTGGTGGATTGATGCTTTGTAAAGCTCCATCGGAGATGGTTGACGAGCGGAATGACTACTACACTCAACAGTCTAAAGCTCAGATGCAGTCCGTAGATAACAACCTTATGCGTGAAAATGACCCTCGTATGCCCTTGTTTAACGAGCGGAAGACGAAGGTTACTTTTGGTAACGGAACTAATTAGAGGAGCTAATCATGGCTTATCCTACTGTAAGTGGGCCATACGGCCTAGTTCCGGTAAAACTGCTCAGCGGCTCTCCTTTCGTTGGTGTAACTCGCCACTTTAAAATTGCAAGTGGTTACGATACATCAATCTTCTATGGAGATGCTGTGAAGCTGGTTACCGGAGGCACTGTCGAACGCGATGCGTATGACGCTGCTATGACACCCGTTGGTGTTTTCCTTGGTTGCACGTACACTGATCCTAACCTTGGTTACAAGGTATGGCGTCAATCGTACCCTGCAAGCACCGTGGCAAGTGATATTGAAGCATTCGTTGCGGACGGCACTGACCTGCTGTTCAAAGTAGCGGTTGTTTCTTCTGGAACTACCATTGGTGATCTTGCCCTGACTGACATCGGTGCAAACGTCGCAGGTGTAGACAATACTGGTGATTCCACTTCGGGTAATTCTCGTTGCGCGATTTCTGACACGTCTGCCACCACTAACACTCTGCCTTTCCGTATTATTGGTCTGGTTGAGGAAACTAAAAACAGCTCGGGTGGTTATACCGAAGCCTACGTTAAATGGAACGCAGGCCATCAGTATGACAACACGACTGGCGTATAAGGAGGAGTAGACAATGGCTATTTCACGCGCCCAGTTACTTAAAGAACTCCTCCCCGGACTGAACGCTTTGTTCGGTATGGAGTACGCGAAGTATGGTGAAGAGCACGCAGAGATTTTCGATACCGAAAGTTCTGATCGCTCTTTTGAAGAAGAAACTAAGCTGTCGGGCTTTTCAGCCGCTCCTGTTAAAGGTGAAGGCGCTGCCATTGAGTATGATAATGCTCAAGAGGCATGGACTGCTCGTTACACTCACGAAACCATTGCTATGGGCTTCTCCATTACTGAAGAAGCTATCGAAGATAACCTGTATGACTCTCTGTCTGCTCGTTATACCAAAGCATTGGCTCGTGCCATGGCTTACACCAAGCAGGTTAAAGCAGCTTCTGTGTTGAACAACGCATTTGCTTCTGGTACCACTTACGGTGACGGTAAAACCTTGTGTGCTACTGACCACCCCTTGGTGTCTGGCGGTACCAACTCCAACCGTCCTGCTGTCGCTGCTGACCTTAATGAGACTTCTTTGGAAGCCGCCGTTATTGGTATCAGCCAGTGGACAGACGAACGTGGTCTGTTGATCGCTGCCAAACCGCGTAAGTTGATCGTTCCACCGAACCTCCAGTTTGTTGCAACTCGTTTGCTTGAGACTGAAGGTCGTGTAGCAACTGCCGATAATGATCTGAACGCCCTGCGCTCTATGGGGTCTATCCCCGAGGGTTACGGCGTTAACCATTATCTGACAGATACTAACGCTTGGTTTTTGTTGACTGACGTACCCAATGGCTTGAAGCACTTTGTCCGTACTCCGATGAGCACCTCTATGGATGCTGATTTTGATACTGGCAACAGCCGCTATAAAGCTCGTGAACGTTATTCCTTCGGGGTCTCTGACCCACTGGGAATCTACGGCTCTCCGGGTGCTTAACAGATCGGGGGCCTTCGGGCCCCCTTTCTTTTGTTGACTTGTTAGCACAAATAGTGCTAAAAAGTTAACTATCGGGATAACCGGTACTACTGACAGACCCGACTGACGACATGCAGACAGTAGTACCTAACTCGCATGTGAGGACAATTTAATGGCTTCTACTACTTTTTCTGGTCCCGTGACCTCAACCAACGGCTTCGTTGGCGATATTAAAGTTCCTACTTACACTGTAGCATCCGCTCCTTCCGCGGCTTCCGCCGGTGCTGGTACTCTTATCTACGTTTCCAATGGTGCAGCAGGCTCAGCGATTCTCGCGTTTTCTGATGGCACTGATTGGCTGCGTTCTGATACTGGTGCAGCTATTGCGGCAGCGTAATTGGGGGTGATCTATGAGTAATCGATTCCAACCCCCTACCGCTGATGAGCTGGCACGCCGTGGGCTAAATGCCGACGGCACGAAAAAAGCTCCAGCAAAGCCCGCGCCTAAAAAAGCAGCTGCCAAAAAGACTTCTGCTAAGAAGGAGGGATAAGTTATGTCATTATCTGACGTACAATCCAAACGCGTTACCGCTACTGGCTCTTTAGCAGTTGGCCCAGCAAGGGTAAGACAGGTTCAGGTGTTGACTAACGCTACTGGCGCAGGGCGACTGACTGTAACCGATGGTGATGGCGGTAGCACAGTGCTAGACATTGATTTTCTTGCGTCTGACTCGCACTCCATCAACATTCCGGATAATGGGCTTCGGTTCACTAGTGACGTATTTATATCTGCGGCTACTAACATCGACGCTATAACCGTGTTTTATAGTTAGGGGCATTTATGCGCACCTATTACAAGTCAGGGGGTCGTGTAGAGAAATCTAAGATGTCCTGCAATAAACCGCGGCGAACTCCAAGCCACCCCAAAAAATCACATGTCGTAAAGGCGTGTGAGAGGGGCAAAGAGAAAGTTATTCGTTTTGGAGAGCAGGGCGCTAAGACTGCTGGTAAACCTAAAGCTGGTGAGTCTGCGCGGATGAAAAAGAAACGCGCAAGTTTCAAAGCTCGCCACGCTAAAAACATCAAGAAAGGTAAGATGTCCGCTGCATTTTGGGCTGATAGGGAGAAATGGTGATGCCCGCTAAGTCTAAAAAACAGCGTAAGTTTATGGCAGCAGTAGCAAACAACCCTAAATTTGCTAAGAAAGTTGGGGTACCCCAACGTGTAGGAGAAGAATTTATGAAACCTAGCAAGAAGAAATACATGGATGGTGGCATGGCAGAATACGACGTGCCAAAGGAAAAACAGGCGGAAATGCGTAGACAGGCTAGAGATGAAGAAATGGATCGGAATATGCGAAAAGCCATGGAGAGATACGAAAAAACCCGCTATGGCAAAGGTGACAACGAAGAGACGCCTAAGAAGCCTAAGAAGGAATTTCGTTTGATGAACGATGATTCCGTAAAGTCTAAAATGGCTAAGGGTGGTAGAGTCGGTAGCAGCTGCGGCACCAAGAAGATGGCTAAAGGCGGTAAAGTACGTGGTTGTGGTGTAGCTAAACAGGGCGTTCGTCCTTGTAAGATGTACTAATGCGCCGGTATTACAAGAAAGGGGGGACGGTGAAAGACGCTTGTTATAGCAAGGTTAAATCTCGCTACAAAGTCTTTCCGTCTGCCTACGCATCTGGGGCAATCGCCAAGTGCCGTAAGGTTGGGGCGAAAAACTGGGGCAACAAAGGTAAGAAGTAATGGCCGTACGTAAGACTGCAAAAGGTACCGCACTAAAACGCTGGTTCAAAGAGGACTGGAAAGATGTGCGTACTGGCAAGTCTTGTGGTCGGAAAGAGGGCGAAAAACGAGGTACTCCTTATTGCCGCCCTACGAAGAAGGTATCGAGCAAAACCCCAAAAACAAGTGGGGAGATGACTGCTACCGAGAAACGTAAAAAGATTGCTGAGAAGAAACGATTGGGTCAGCCCGCGGGAAAACCAAAGCGCGTTAGCCCTGCTACACGCAAGAAGGCTAAAAAATGACGACATCAGGTACTACAGCGTTTAACATGGATTTTACCGAGATCGCCGAAGAAGCGTGGGAACGCGCTGGTCGGGAGATGCGGTCTGGGTATGACCTACGCACCGCCCGTCGTTCTATGAACTTACTTACGATCGAATGGCAAAACCGCGGTATCAACCTTTGGACTATTGACGAAGGCTCAGTAAACTTAGTGCAAGGTACGTCTGAATATGATTTACCAGCAGATACTATTGATTTACTAGAACAAGCTATACGTACTGGCGCGGGTAATGCCGCGACCCAATCTGACCTTACTATAAGTCGTATTAGTGTAAGTACCTACGCGTCTATCCCTAACAAGTTATCTCAAGGTAGGCCCATTCAAGTTTGGATTGAACGTTTACGCGATAACCCAAAGATTAATGTTTGGCCTGTACCTGACTCTAATGATTACGTATTTCGCTACTGGCGTATGAGGCGCGTCCAAGATGCCGGTAGTGGGGTTGAAACTGCTGATATGAATTTCCGTTTTTTCCCATGTCTAGTGGCTGGACTTGCGTATTATATTGCGATGAAAGACCCAGCATTGGCAGGGCGAATTCCTATGTTAAAGCAAGAATACGAAGAGCAGTTTATGTTGGCCGCTGGAGAAGACCGGGAAAAAACTCCAGCACGGTTTGTCCCCCGCGGTATGAGAATTTGATATGGGGGCACGGTTTGCATCAGGGCAAAAAGCTAACGGCGTTTGCGATGTTTGTGGGTTTACCTACAAATTACGCGAGCTACGTAATCTGATTGTCAAGAACCGTGATACTAATGTTAAGGCGTGTCCAGAATGTTGGAACCCTGACAACCCGCAGAACGAACTCGGACGGTACCCAGTTGACGATCCGCAAGCCCTGCGTGATCCCCGTCCAGATAATAACCAGTACGCGTCTAGTCGCGCACTTATTGAACCGGTCCGCCCCGCTGTTGGGAGCGGATTTATAGGTACTGTAACGGTAACTGTTATTTAGGAGCAGAAAAATGCGTAAGAAGATGGCAAAACCTAGCAAGAAGAAAGCTATGGGATGTGGCGGTAAGGTACATAAAATGGCCAAAGGCGGCGGAGTTAAAGTGCGCGGCTGTGGTGCAGCAACTAAGGGTACTATAGCCCGGGGGCCGATGGCGTAACTTATGAACTATACTGAGCTGACCCAAACAATCGAAGATACCTGTGAGTCCTCATTCACAGCAGATCAGCTCGCGACTTTCGTTCAGCAAGCTGAGCAGACTATTTACAACACCGTGCAGATACCCGCTTTGCGTAGGAACGTA